AATGTGATTTAAGAAAGGTAACCTAAGTGCGGTATAGAAGCTATGAGAGAAAATATCTGACTGCTCTCCAGCTGGATATTGTTGATAGATTAGAAAAAGTGGGTCGAATGCTCAAAAATGAAATGAAGACGAGCATGAGAAAGAAAAGCCCGCCTCCGTCAGCCCCAGGGGAAATACCACATGTGGCAACTGGAACATTGAGAAGAAGCATTGAAGATGAAATAGATGCTTCTAAGATGATTTTGAGGGTTGGAACTAATCTTAGTTATGGAAGAGAACTTGAAATTGGAAAGCATAATATGGCTCCACGACCATGGATCAGACCTGCGGTCGAGAAAAGGAAAAAAGACATAGAGAGAATGTTTAAATGAAAAGTTTATTCAAATCTATAGTAACAAAATATAATGACGCATCGGATGAAAGTGTTGCGTTGCGAGCAGCTCTTACAAATGGATTATATTGCTATGAAGCACCCCAGAATACCGATTTTCCTTATGGCGTGTTCTTTTTGGTATCGGACATTCCCTGGGATCGTTTTGTAGAACGTGGAAACGAAGCGGTCATACAATTTAACATTTTTAGCAGAAAGACATCTACAACCGTTGACCCTCTCACAGAAATTTCTAATCTTTATGAACTATTAGATGCTGTTTATGACGAATGTACTCTAACTATTGATAACTATACGCATGTTTCTATGAAGAGGGAATTGGGTGAATTGATTCCCGGAGATGAATCAGGAGTATATCAGTGTAGTATTTCATATAGAGTTCTTATGGAAAAGGTGTAAAAAAGAGGAGGTGGTAAATTATGGCGGGATTGCCAGGATACAAAGGAAAGGTAACGATTGGCACATCGAAGGTTGCCGAAA